AACTCCTCGTAGTCGAATCGCTGCGACAACGCGTTGTCGGTCGTAGCGTCCGGTCGTATTACGCGTGCGAGCGCCTCCGAGGCCCACTTCGCAAGATCGAATCCGTGGTCGCGAAGATCGTGATACCGCGCGAAGCTGATCCTCGCGACTTCGTACTCGCGGCCATGTTCGTCCGTAAATCGATGTCGCATAACTACCGACCCTCACGCGATCAGGGCGTTACCTCGAAGTACTCGGGATAGCGATAAACAGTGCCGTCGAGTAACGGTGATACCACGAACGTAACCGAGATCACGATCGCTTGGCCCATCTGCTCAGCGCGGTTGAATCGCGTCACCTCGACGAGCGTTTTCAAGCCCCACGAACCGACCTCGGTGCGCAGGCCATTCAAGCAAAGAACATGCAACTGGCCGCGAGCGAAAAACGCCTGACGAATCTGCGCGACGCTCGGATCACCCGCGACATCGAGCATATCGAACTCGATCGTCGCCTCTTTCAGCGTCGCGACCTGCGTGCGCCAGCCTGCATGCGCACGCGTTGTCACGTCTGCGGTCGCGTGCGATAAGTTTAGTGTCAGGTTGCTGACATTCGGCACCTCGACCCACGTCGGCGTGGTCCAGTTATTCGCGCTATCGACGTAGAGCTTCGCGAGGTGCCCTAGTCTTGTTCGACTCATGTGTTTGCCTCCTTATAGAACTGCGCCAGTTTCTTCAACCCTTCGCGAAACGCGGGCTTCATGTACTCGCGCTTCGGATACTTCGCGACACGTGCGCCGTATCGACGTGTACCGCTGTGCTCGTGTAACGCTGGCACCGGCGAGTCGGGACGTAATAGTGTCGGCCCGATGACCACGCTTTTCTTTCGCTCGTCAAGCGAGAAGAAGATAAACTTTCGTAGCTGGCCCTTACGCACCGACGGCGGTTGGCCCGGTGGCGACGCCGTCTTACGTCGACGCATACTTCGCTGCGCGACCAATCGCACGAACGCTCCGAACCGCTTGAATACGCGCAGCGTCTTGCGATCGAAGTAACGCGTAACCGCTGGCCGATCGAGAAAGAGCTGTTTCACTTTTACGATCGACTCCGACGCCATCACAACGGCTCCAGAACAGCGTAGCGCGCAGTCACACTCGCGCGAACAAACGAACTCTCGTCGAATACTTCCTCGATCTCGTAAAGTGGATCGGAAAACGAGATCGACTCGAACGCATACGCGATGCCACCTCGTTCGAGTACTTCCCGACTCGTGAGTCGCGATGCGATCGAGTGCACGTCGTTCACGACGGTCTCGATCGACGACGCATCCACGTATGGCCGAGCGCGAACGATCTCTACGTCAAGAAGGAATCGAAATCGCGATCGCGAAAGTCGCTCACGCTCGGAGCGAACGAATGTCACGACGCACACGTCGGGCGTCTCGCGTGCGAGAACCCAATAGTGTGCCCACGTCTTCGATGCTGCAACGGAAGTCGCTGATGGCGGTCCGTTGAGCACTTCGACAACAGCATCTAGAAGATTCGCGATCATCGATCCATCAGCACGAGTGCGCGAGTCGCTGATGCGGGAACGGTATCACCGACAACTACGCCGACACGCTTATTACCGGTCGCTGTCGTAGTGAACCGAAAGTTCTGTCCATCCCAATAAACGACGGTGCCAGGGGGCCAGTTTGCGCCAGTTTCTCGCGGGCCTTCGATCACGGCGCCCACAGCCGCTGCGGCTCTAGTACTGGCTTTCACCGGCTCGAGCGTAACGGTCGGAAGATCGCCGAAGAAAATAAGCGCGCCCGCGGGGTGATCCGAACCGAACGTGATCGGAATTACGAGATCGTGATGCTTGACCGTGACGAGCATCGTTTACCTCCTTAGGATGCGAGTCTCGTCCACACACGGACGAGGAAACCATAAGGATCGCTCGAAGTCGTTGCGTGCGCGCCACCGATAGCGCGCACAACGATATACCGCTGCGATGTCGCGACGTTGATGATTTCGTCTGCGACGCGCGGCCAATATCCGGCGGGCAAGTCGCTCGCTCGCACAACAAAGCACTGCGTCGTCGTGTCGGCTGCGACCTGACCACCGAGCGACACCGACTGCGAATCACGGCGCGCGACCACGGCATCGATCTCGGAACCGTTCGGCAACCGAAGCCGAACGCCGCGACTGCGAAGTAGTGTCTCGAAAAAGTTATCGAGTATCGCGTTCATCGTCTCTCGCTGTCATTACGCTGTTGCACGCACTGCGGCTCGGTGATCGAGTAACGCGACACCGAAGTGCCAGTAAGCTCGAACCGAGTAACCGAGGAATTGCGGAATCGGTTGCACTTCTTCGATAATCGGCGTCTCCTGGCCACGCAGAAACGCGACCGCGAACGCTGGTGTAGTTGCCGGATCGGCTACGAGATACCACGTCGAGCTCGCACCGTTCGTCGGCAGATACTGCGTAACGACCGGCTCGAATTGGCCGACGTAGGCGTTCGTTTCCGGTAACGTGCGTTCAGCGCTGCCACCCGCGATCACGACACGCACACCGGTAAAGAGATTTTCAGCGGTCGCTTTTAGGCCCACGGGCACAACGAGGAAACTCGGCTTCACGAAAACCGGTTGGCCGAATTGGTCTCTCTGCGCCAACATCCTTTCGACAGCACGATCAAGATTCGGAATCGTAAGCGGTGCACTCGTCACGACGTTCGCGTTCGCAGTGCTGAAGAAGTTGCCTGGGTTTGCGACCACTGTGCTCCAGAAAAGATTCTCAAGTGCGATGATCGCGCCTCGCGCAGCTTCCTGCGGAATCGCGAGGAACGCACCGAGATCATCGTTGACAATGTCTTGATGCGTAATCGTGAACAGCCGTCCATATGTATCGACTTTCACTTGCCAACCGGCATCGCCGATGCGCTCCTGCGCGATCGCGCCACTCGGTGGCACCGGCTCGAACTGCGCGAACGCGTTCAACCGTGCGAGCGTGTGCGGCATGAAATTCACGGTCTCTACGATGCGCGCGATCCGTAAGCACGTCGGTGGCATCGTCTCGTAAGTCGAAACGAGGATTCGATATGCCGACTCGCGTAAGAGATTCGGAAACGATCGCACACTGAACGCCGCGCGGATCACATCCATCGGTGAAGAGTACGGATCGATGCGATGACCTTCGAGTCGCAGGCACTCACGTGCTAACTGCAGCAAACCGAGGTTGCGGTACTTCGACGCGGCATCGACGATCCGCGGCGCGAACTTCTTCTCCACGCTCTTCGCAACCGAACCACCGGCGCGGAGCATGACCGCGGCGGTAAGAACCTCGGTTGTATCTGCGCCAACATCGAACGCATGCACAACTCGACTGCTGGGCCGACTCGCGCGAATCGCAGCGAGCTGGCACTTCTTCGTGGACCAGTTTTCTCGAATCGCACGTTCCGCGAGGTGCGGGTACTTCCCGAGAATTCGCTTCACGATTTCAACCCTCCGAGCGGCTTTCGCGGCCACGACTGACGTGCCGATGTCAGCCGGCACGTCGACGATCGAAATCTCGCGCAACACCGCGAGATCGATTACGTAGAGCGGACCCGTAAACGAACGGCCGTTCACTTCGACTTCCGCGCCGTCAGGAATCTCGCGATACTCGACGACCTCGAGGCCGATCGAGGCCTTCCACGGAAAGCCGTTCTCGATCGACGAGAGAAAGTCGCGCGAATACTCGGTGTCGCGCGAAACCACAGCGTCTGCGACGATCTCGTTGCCCTCGATTGCGATACTCGTTGTGTGCCCGATCCCGGCGTACTCGTCGTGCGCGTAGCGGATCGGTAACGAACTCGTCGGAATCTCGAGGCCACTAAGATCGACTACGACCGGCAGCGGCCAGCCCTCGACCGTCATCGTACCGCCGGTGTACGCGACAATCTGGATTCTTTTGAGACCTGGCGCAGCATCGTCAGTCGGCTGCGTTTCTTCGGTCGCCGGCTGCGACTCTTCGTCTTGCGCGGCAACTTCGTTTTCGTTTTCGTCCTCTTCGTCTTCGAGCTCGTCTTCAGGACCCTGCGCGCGAATCCTCGCCTTCGCTCGAATCCGAAGAAACTTTTTCGTCGTCTTCGGCATCGCTACTACCTCCTTTCTCGAAAAGGAAATCGAGACCGAGTTCGTTCGCGAGCGCGTACTCTTTCGCTCGCTGACGAAGCTCGGTCATCCAGTCACGACCCTGCTTCGCGTACTCGTACGCGAACGTCGTAAGACCGCTCTTAAGACGCAAGCTTTGCGCTTTCGCTTCTTTCTCCGGATCGACACCCTCAAGCGCGGGCCAGTACCACTCGTGATCCGGCACGTCGCGACCTAAACCGACTAGCGATGACGCCTCGCTGTCAGCAACGCGCCACTCGCGATAGAAAGCTCGCAGTAGCGGTTCGAGCACGATCGCTTCGATCCGCGCACGCTCGACTTCGAGTGCGCGATACCAGTTGCGAAGATCGAGTCGGCCACTCGAAAAGTTCGCACGCGAAGAGTCGTTGAGCGCAACTACGACGGGAACGTTGAGGCACCTCGCGATCTCGCTCATTAGGTGGTACACGAAGTCGCCGTAAGTCGTCGTCGGGTGCTGCGCCGTCATCTGCGAAAGTCGCCAGCCCGGTGGCAACACGGTGGCACTTCGCGGCCGCAGATCGACGAATTGCCAGACGAGTTCGCGTGCGAATCGCTCTGCATCGCGCGGAATGTACGCGGCCGAGTCGGTCTGCAAGACGGCCGCGAGATTCGCTGCGGTCTCGGCCGCGGCTGCAGTCGCGAGCGTGAATCGACGTAAGATCGAGAAGAGCGGTAGCGCCGGTGTAATCTCGGGGACACCACGCCACTGACCCGGTCGCTCGCGATGGAAGTAGTGGATGACGGAGTCCGCCGGTATCGTCTCGTACGAGTAGTCGATGTCTGCGACCGCGATGTCACCGGGATGTCGCCGCAAAACGTGATACGCCGCGGGCATCCCGTAGTCATCGAAAACGATACCCTCAACCGGCTGCATGAGCGAAGAAATCGGACCTTCGCTGACCTGTTCCGGCTCGACGAGTCGAACCGCGAGTTTCACTTTCGTTCGCTGCCGCGGATAATCGCAAAGGATCGCGAAGGCCTCGCCATCGACGACAACGCAGCGACGCATCGTGCGTAGAATCTCGGGTAGATCGACCGCAGCACACCACTCAGACCACGCTCGCTCGAAACGAAGATTCAACTCCTCGTTCGTAGTACGAACCTGCAGAACCGGCCCGGTGCCGATCGTATAGTTCGCGATCGTCGAGACGATACCGTTCGCGTAGCTGTTATTCGCGACCTCGTAACGCGATCGATTCCGCAATGTGCGCCGCACACTCGGCGTTAGCGCAGCCGAAGGCGATAGCGAATCCGCCTGGGCCCAGTGCTGCGCGTTATCCGGAGTCGTTGCCGCGGCATCGTAACGTGCACGAAACGAAACGTCCGCTCGCGCTGACGACGCGTTGCCATCCGATCGAAAGACTCGACGCAGCCACCCGATCATCCTAACGCTCCCGGCGCGTTCATTTTCACGACTACCGCTTTCGGCTCCGATACTTCGCGCACAAACTCGAGCAATTCGCTCACGTCGCGATATTGAACCGTCATGCCATCGACAGTAACCGTCTTCGGCTGTCGCGCTTGCTCGACTAACGACTCGATGAGCTGCTGCCGCTGCACGTCGTCGATCATGACATCGCCCTCGCACGATAACGAAGTAGTCCTTCGAGTAACCAGTTCGAACTCGAATCCGAAGTCGAAGACGTACTCGACTCGAGCGAGTCGAAAATCTCTCGCGCAACGAGTGCGCCGACAAGGCAGTCGAAGTAGTGGTTCTCGCGCGCGGGTAAGAGCGACCACTCAACGCACTGCCGCCAGATCGATTGCGTAGCCACGCCGGTCTCCGACGTAAGATGCTCGATAATAACCGGCGCATCGACGGTCCGCGCGATCTCGACCGAAGACGACGCGAAGAGATTCGCGACACTCGTTTTCGCACGGTTCGTATCGATGAGGACGCTGGTCGTGGCGCGGTCCGGATCGCGTGTCATGCGCCAGGCGTTGCCTGTCACATCGCCTGGCTTCGTGAGCTCAACGACCGACGACTTCGACCGCGCACCGACGTAGCGACCGTAAGCCGGATAGACGCGATCGTGCACCGCGGCCACGGACGATACGATGTCACTGCGATAGCCGGCATCTACGAGTATAAAGCTATTCGGATAGCGAGCGCGAAGCTGCGCGAGTAAGTCGTGCAAGCCTCGCTCGATCGACTGCGGTGCCGCGATGCGATAGAAACCTTCGAGCGATAGCGCCGGTCGCGATGCGGAGTAGTAATTCGCATGCTGCTCGGGCCAAGTCGAAAACGCTGCGCGCACACGTTCGTTCTCGCGCGCAACGACCGCGTAGTAGAGAATCCGCTCCTGTACGTCGACGTAGATACCGACTCGCTCAGACGGTGCGATCGAAAAGTCACCGAATGCTGACGCAACCGACTCCGGTGCGATCGCGATCGAATCGTCCGCAACGACGTTCGCCGCAGGTTCGTTCTGGTACTCCGAGTAAAACGCGTTGCGATCCTGGAAGTAAAGATGCATCGCGTGTTGGATCGCGGACACTTCGATGCGCGGATCGTAACACGCTTCCCAAAACGGCACCGCGCCGGCATCGAGCTGCGCACGATGTGCGAGGTAGTACTCGTTGATTCGCTGGTAATCGCGCACGCGGATCGCTTCGCGATACACACGTTCGTACTCCGACCATGCCGCCATATCGATCGGCATCGAACGAAGTAGACCGATACGTTCGCCGCTCCACTCGGGTAGCGACAACAGCTGGTCGCTGAGATCGCCACGGCGAATGACCGTGCACGTGCACAGCACCGCGGCCTTGTGATCGTGCGCCATCGTACCGAGGATGTCGGACTGGATAAGCGCACGTCGATATTCGCACTGTCGCGGCGACATCGCACTGTCGCGAGTCTGCGGGTCGTCGATTAGAATGAGCTGCGGTCGCACGAGTCGACCGTCGGGTAACGCGTGCTGCAGACCGCGCAACGAACCGCCACGCAGTGGCACCGATTGAATGAGCGCGCCCGAGCACTTCGAGCCATCGATCGATGCGAGCACGATCCGATCGAACGTAAGTCGAAGATGCGTCGGCTTGCCATCAAAGAGCTGAAAACGCATGCGCTGCAAACTGCCGTCGGCACGCAGAATCGGGTAACACGCCTCGGGATAATCCTCGATGAGTTCGCGCGCCGTCGTCAGCCAGAGAATAAGATTCTGGATCGTCTGCCGCGCACGCTGTCCGTTCGCGGTCACTATAAGAACGTACTTCGCGTGGCCATGCAAGACCGCCCACAACGCGGTCGCGAGCGAAAGCGAAGTCTTGCCACTGCCACGGGGCATCGCATACGCAAAGCAACCGCCACGAAGAACGACCTCTTCGAACTTGCGCGCGATCGATCGATGCGCGTCCGAAAACGGCAGCGAAAAGACCGACGGTAGATATGTGCGACACCACTCGAGAATCGATCGACTCGCTCGCGCACGTCGACGTGGATGCGCAACCTCAGGTAGCGGTCCGATCTCGCGAGCGCGCAAAATGACACGTCGCCGACGCAAAGCTTCGTCGGCGACCACATGCGCGTACTCTTCGATCGTCCTAGCCGCCATCGCTCTTAGTCTCCGCTAAGTCACGCACTGGCATCGCAATCGGCTTTAGATCGTCCGAGTAGTTCGTCGGATGCGTCAGCATCGAACGAATGACGCGAGGCGAGGCGCCCCACACGTCGCCGACGCCATTCAAGCGAGTCGTACAGCAGACCGGCGACAAGAGTTCGCCAGTCGATGTCGCGATAATCCCACCGCCGCTATCGCCCTGCGAAACCGATAAGCGATAGCGAACCTGAAGGTCGGCGTTCTCTTTCGCGACCACGTAACCGTCCTCGCGATTGCCCGGGATGTGTACGCCGTAACCGCAGTGGAAGACCTTATCGCCGACCTCGTACGACTCCGCAACGCGAAGCCACGGCAGTCGATCGTGACGTTCGTCCGTCAGTAAGATCGAGCAGTCGGACTTTCGATTGATCGCGATCACACGCGCGCCGAACGAGATACCGTTGCGCAAAACGACCGTCACCTCTTCGCCGACACGTCGATGACAGTGCGCGGCACTGACGAGATACCATCGGCCATCGTCACGCTTCGGACCTAAGATCGTCGCACTGCAGTAGCCGCCCGACATAATAATCTTCGCGATCGCGTCGCACGGATTCGCTGCCGGCTTGTCGTCGTCGGGTCGCGGTGACTTCTCTTTGTCATCGCGCCTCTCGTCTTGCGGCGGTACACGCACGCAACCGAAGTGTACCGCGGTGCCACCGCCGATAACCGTGAGCAACGCGGTCAAAACCGCAACGAGAATCGATCGCCACGGCTCGGGAATCGAAATGCGCATCGACTTACTCCTTCGCGCGACAAACTACTCGATTTTCGAAGC